TTTATTCCCGCCTCTCTAAGCTCCCTTGCAAGTCTTTCACGCGTACAGTTGTAAGCTTCAATTTCAACCCCAAACCGTCTGTTGAAAGTATAATCAATCGTAGGGAAAGAAACCGGAGCTATTATAGGAGTAAAAATTCCGGCATCGAGCATATTCCTATATACGTTTTGAACGAAACCGTAATTTCCATTTGTTACAAGGTCTGCCACCTGGCGTCTGGTTAACCCCAAAAGAAGTAACTGCTGTATCTTACTTGTCTTTGTTACTTGCTGATTCAGTATTTCTCTAATTTGCTCATTCATAATGCTTTATCCTTTATTTTTATACAGCTAAGATAACACTATCATGGCAAACAACGTAGTTATATCCCATTTATTATCAGCAACTTAGCTTAGTTTAGCTAAAGCTAAAAAACCTCGATTCCGAAGAACCGAGGCCACATTTATTAATAACAAGCAGACGCTTCCACTATCAATGCAAAGGTATCATATTTTTCTTTTAATCAGCCATGTAACTCCATATATTCCAATGCCTAGAAGAACGATATTACCAATCCAAATCCGTAACCGTTGCCACCAATTCAATTCCTTTTCAACTTGGATGATCTTTTCTTCCGGATAAGGTACCGGGACCTCTATCCTTTTGATTCTTTCCGTATAATAAGGAACTCTCACTACCAATACCGCACCAGGCCATATACCAAGTGAATGATGGAGAATACCATTATCCCAAACTGCCCAACTATAAGCATACGGGTTAGTAAGGAATGAGAAGGTATCTTTGATTGATACACTGTCCCGATATGGTATCAGCCTCTCATTGAATGTCGTATCGTGGACGACAGTTGAATCCGTTATTTTTATCTCAACAGGAATATATTTTGTACGGCAGCCGATGCAAAATGCAGAGACAACCAATATAAGCGTAAAAATCACAATGAGCTGCTTCATGGCCGTATAACTATATTTTTCATGAAATTACAAAACTCGCTACGCACGTCAAAGCACGGACAGGCCTTGATAAATTCTGCCGGTTCCACTTCTCCGCTGCCGTCCAGATCCGGAGAGGTATCACGATGACCGAGTACCTCAATGATATCATATTCCTTACATAGTTTAGCAACCAAATCACGAAGGGCATTCTTTTGGGCTTCAGTCCTCGTATC